TTCTCGCACCTGCTCCTGTGCAGGGAACACCGTGGGTCCATGCATTGTTTTCCTTACCGCAGTAGGTCTCATTCTGCGCATCGTTGCCCTTCGCTTTTTCGTAATGGGCCCTATCGCTGACCTCTCTCTTAAGAGCTGCGAGTCTAAGTACCGTATTACAGGACAGATATCCCTGAAGATGTGGGGTGCCTGCATCTCCAACTTCACGACCCACGATGGCGTACTTGGTGTTGATGATAGACCATCGTTTAATTCGTTCGAATTCATGTTCCTCGTAGTTGTTAAGTGTAAAACACCACTTTCTCGACTGCATAATGAAAGAAAATAACAGAGAAAATACGTTTTATACTCAAAAGCACATGTTGGTGACGTCATAGTTCACGTGACATACTAGAATTACGGCCGGGTCCGCGCCCCCTCTAGAATTTTCTAGTTTGGTACAAGGTGGTACAAGGTGGTGGGTAATACTAAGCCACCACCTTGTGAATCACATTTTAACTTAGAAATAAAACCATAACCATTATGTCGCTACGGCTGCCGCCTCCGCTTAAGGTGCGCTCGGCTGCCCGCCTCGCTCTATGCAGCTAAACTCTCCTCGGCCTCCGGCGGTCCCATAATTACTAATTCACAAAAACAAATATAAATATACTAAACCTGGACGCGGCATTAATGCGTTCCAAGAAAGCAAGCGGTTCAAGATATGCTCCCTATGCACGAGCAGCATGGTCAGCAGCCAAAACTGGATACAACATCTACAATAGAGTTAGACAACGACTACGCAATCGTCAGACGAGAACTCGCCAAAAACGCGTTCGCCGTAAGAAGTATGGCATGTCTATGGGTTCTAGTATCCCTGGTCGCTGTAGTGTACTTGTGCGTAGGGGCGGCAAAAGCAAATTTATTCGTAACCTGACAAAATACTCGCCGCCACGATTAATAGCATCACAAGGAAGTGGAGTATTAAATGCTTCTGTAAATCAACAAAACAACGCTATGGTCATTACAGTATTCACAAATTTCGATTTTAACAACATGAAATCAACCTTACCAGCATTAGGAGATACTGGTCCAGGAACAGGACAGTTTATAACTAGCGGATACTTCATGGATATAGCTATACAAAAACTATCAGCAGAAATCTTATTAACAAACACTTCAAATGCTGTTGCATTCGTAACATTAAGGACATTCTTATGCAAAAAGGATTCTAACAGCGGACCATTAGATAGATGGACACAGATATTAGGAGTAGAAAACGCAAACACTGCAACTCCAAATGTATTAACTACAACATACGGAGCACATCCGTGGCAAGTAGATGGATTCAGTTCATGGTGGAAGTGTATAAAGACCAAAAAACTACGCTTAGGGCCTGGAGAAATACACTGTCATAATCACGTACAAAGCGTAAACAGAGTAATACGAGGAGCAACTTACGAAGGTGCATCAACATATATTAAGGGATGGACACAAGTATACACTATGACAGTTCATGGCGAACCAACTCAAACTAATGACACAGGAACGCCAGTTTTATCACCAAGTAGTATAACGTGGGCATGGAAAGAAGAATATAAATATACCAGTGTAACTCAAAATATACCACAAATATATCAAGGCAGTGTTTTGCCTGCAAGTGGTGAACAAATCAATATAATGACACAACTAAATAGTTTAAAACAAGCTTTCACTGAAGCATAATAAAGTTTAATAATTGATTTTTATTCCTTCTAATGTTTCATAATCTGTTACACTATGATCCATATTAATGTGCTGATATACAGTACATCTACGATACAATGCCTCAGGGTCATAATTTTCAAATTTATACCAATTCTTAATTGGTCTGTTACTAGTTATAATAACAATTTTGCTATTAAACTCCTCAAAGGAGCCTTTAACCTCAACCTTATGAGGATAACGATCACATATACGTAACAACTCATCATAATGTAGCCAACCGTAGAAATCGTCAATGATAACAGCATCCTGTTGGTCATAAGAATCCCACCAGTTGCCTCGGGTTTTCCTCATTACTGTTCCAAATCCTTTAGCAAGTTGCGTCGCACGTCTGGACTTGCCACTTCCAGGGGGTCCAATGAAGACGTGGAGTTCGGTTTTGAAATCGCGGGGAACCGGGGGCCGTACCAAGTTACGGTAGGCGGTGATGCCACGATGGTATCGTATAAACTCCGTGGGGTTCTCTTCGGCGACTTGTCGCAAGGTGGCTCCGGCGTCAATGGAGGCGGCGACTCGAAGCAAGTCAGTTCTCGCACCTGCTCCTGTGCAGGGAACACCGTGGGTCCATGCATTGTTTTCCTTACCGCAGTAGGTCTCATTCTGCGCATCGTTGCCCTTCGCTTTTTCGTAATGGGCCCTATCGCTGAC